CCGTGCGGCGTCCCCTGCGGCGTCCTCTGCGGCGGCCTGTGCGGCGGCCTGTGCGGCGGCCCGTGCGGCGTCCCCTGCGGCGGCCCCTGCGGCGGCCCCTGCGGCGGCCCGTGCGGCGTCCCCTGCGGCGGCCCCTGCGGCGGCCCCTGCGGCGGCCCCTGCTTTTTCTTTTATCTTGCCTTTGGCGAACTTACGTGCGGCTTCGATTGCCTTGCGAGGACGTTTATCATCTGGGTATTCCTCCTCGTACAAATGCAGAACGCGTTCGGCACAATCGGCCGCCAGCAACCGAGCCATTTCTTGATGCTCTTTTGGCAATGCCCGCAAGCACCAGAACACATCATCCACGCTATTGCTTTTAGCAATCTGATTAAACGTCAGCGCTTCATCATCGGCTTTGGTTTTGCCAAGCGACTTAAGAAGCTTGTCCCATCCGTCTTTGCACGGCGAATGAATGCGGATCATGTTTAGAGTAATAGTTATTTTCATCTTTGTGGTCATGATAGTTTCCTTCCGTGTTTCAGTCTTAGCATATGTACTAAGCGTATCAAGTTTAGTCAAGCGCGTTCTTGCGCTCCGCAGGACGAATGTCGGGGACAAACCGGAAGTCGGTCGCGTCGACCTCGCGAATGTCGTAGGCGAGGCCGCGCAGTTTCTGAATCTCCTGATCCTGCGCGGCCTGCGCTAACGCTTTGAGTTCGTCGGGGCTCACGCGTGCACCCGCTCGAGCCGTCCGCTGGCGATGACCATCTGCGCGCTGCGCTTCTTCGCCGCGTCGCGGGTAGTCTCCTCCATCGCATGCGCCAGTTTTAGTATCTCCGTGTGCAGGCGCGTCATAAATTCCACATCGTCACATTGGTAGGTGAGTTGGTATTTCATAGCGTAATCTCCATTGGTTAATTATTTATTAAGTAATTGCCATGCATGAAACGAAAGCGGCACGCGGTTAGCCTGCTCCTGCCTGTCATAATAGGCGTTGTAGGCCATGAGGATGCTCTCCTCAGGCATGGCCGTCGCCCGCCGCTCCACTTCTGCCTCGATTGCATGCAGCGCCGTCGCGTGTTTGGCAATGCGCCCCCTGTGCCACCGGGCTTGGCTGGCAAGGTCAGTCGGGGTCAATTCGGTCAGGTCAATAGGCATGGTCTTTATGCCTCCTTGCGCGGTTTGAAGGCTTCCCACGTGTCATAAGACCCGCTGTGCGCATCCACGTAGCCCTGCACATAGCCAAGCAACGCGTCACGGTTTGCGAAGTGCAGCTGCTTGGGCACGCAATGGTTATGATCAAAAAGCCAGATGCTCACAGTGCCGCGAATATCCATTTTACCAAACGCCACGCTTTTTACCTGATATTCCGCAAGCAGGTTGCTGAATGCTTGCAGCTTGTGCATCCAATAGGCTTTGTTATCCCCGGGCAGTCGCATGTGGTTAATGCTGAAAGGCATCTTGTGAGTGCCGTCATCGTTTAATTGCGTTTTCATAGTCGCGTCCTCTTCTAGTGGTTAAGCTCATCAGTGCCCGCATGACGGACAGACGCCCCTGCCTTTTCGGGCTTGAGGAGCGTTTCGCTTTAATTGACGATTGCCTCATAGAGTGCCGCGCGAGCGGATGGGGCCAGCCCGTTTATGAACTCCTGCACCGCCCAGCATTTTAGCTGCGCATATTCGCCCCGGTGCAGGCAAATGAATCCAAGCAGCTCTAAACCATGCTGGTCATGCAGCCGCACCGCGAACGCATCCCCTTCCTGTTTCGTAAGTGCGTGGATATGGCGTGCGGTTTGAGGCTCCAATGCGCTTTTAATTTCTGCAAGCAGAAACTCACAATCCTTTTTCCACACATTTTGCGCCGCCAGCTTTTCGGCTATGTTGCCGCTTTTAGGCTTTTGCGTAATGAGAAAGTTATAACGGGCAATCAGCGCTGCTTCTTTTGTGTATGACGATAAATTATAAATGATGGGTTGAAACATGATAGGTTCCTTATGCTTTGAGGGTTGAGAGATATGCTACCAGTTCGGGCTTTTGCAAAAAGCTGTCATCGACGCGGATAAAATAGACGCTGATCAGCCCGGTCATGGCCCATTGCAATGTGCGCGTCACCTCGCCACGTTTTTCGGCACGTTGTACGGTGGCCAGATGCACACCGAGGAGGTCCGCCAGTTGCTCGCGTGTAATATCGAGCTTAACCCTGAGGGCTTTCAGGTCAAAGGGTACTGTTGTCTTCATTGTCCGCTCCTACGCCATGGCCACGCGCAGATACTCGCGCGTGATTCGGTTTTTGAAAAGATGCTGGCCCACTTCGTCGCACATATACATATAGCGGCCCGCAAAATTCGCAGCCTCCAGTTTGTCGCTTAAAGCCCCTGAGGCAATGGCCGCGGCAAAAGCCGTTTCCGGGTGAGTAAAAGGTATGTCATTAAAAATAGGTTGCATGACTATGCCTCCATGCCGTTGAGGATGGATGCGCACTCAAGTTGGCGTACCAGCTCGCGGGCCCAAGCCAAGGCATCGGCATCCTTGCCGCAATTTTTGTAAGCAATGGCTTTTGCCAGGCACTGATTTACTTTCGAACGGTCAATGTTAGACATAATGTTAAATCCTCTTAGAGTTAAAATGCAAAACAAGTTGCAAGGCCAAGATAGCAGGTTATAGCATTTTGTCAAAATAAAAATAGCAACATGCCACATTTTTAAACAAAATGCTACTTTACGAGCGTTCAATTTCATGCAGCATGAACATATAACAGTAGTTTGGTGTGTGGCGGTGAGAGCGAGTTTGAGCCCTGTTTTTTGTCATACTGCAAACTACTTAAAAAATTTCTATCAAAATATTTTTTTTTGTGTTTTGTAGCATGCTGTTACATGTAGCATTATGCTGTTGTTTTTAGGGCCGCACATGCACAAAATCTTTTAACTGCGATTTTTCTTTATGAACCTTATTAAAAAACTATAAGTAGTATAAGTAGTAAACTGGAACGCTGGCTCACTGGGGCTCCGAACTACTTACATTTTTCCATACTACTTATACAGTTTGACGGTCGATGTAGCATTTTGTTTAAAAATGTAGCATGTTGTCGACAAAATGTAGCATGTTGCTACATAGGTCATATAAGCCGAATAGCACATGAGTCTTAAATTGCGCAAATTGTTTAAAGTGCATGTAGCATCTTGTTACAAATAGCATTATGCTAGCTTAGTAGCAAATTGTTACTGCATAACTTTAGCGCGTTGCGACAAGTAGCATAATGTTACATTGTGCAAATTGTTACTGCAGCGGTGCCGGCGCGTAACTTGGGAAACATCGGGGGTAAAAAGGCGAAGCGATTTCTTTTTATTAACGTATCTTCAATCCCGCGCAATTTTCAAAATTTCACCGCGCAGAAGTATAAACACTTAAAACGCACCGCCTCCACCCCATAAATTTTCCACTTGCATCCCCGCGCCATATCGTTAAAATTAAATCTCACCTCGAGGTTCACATGAGCACAGACCGCGCCGAAAATTCAGTTGAGCTGACCGCGGTCGGGCCCACCATTCTTTGGCGCAACGCGTCAAACCAATACAAAGGGGTTGGGACAAGTAATCCGTTACCCGTGACGGCAAGTGGCGCAGTGAGTTTGGCAGGAGGAAACGCCAACATTGGTGTTGTGTACCTTGGGCAAAGCGCAACAGCCAGTGGGCCAATTTTGCGTTACAAACTTTTATCCGCAGCCTCGACAAACTCCACGCTGATACTTTCCGGGCAACATAAAGTTCTCGGGTACAGTTTCTGCAATACCGGGGCCAGCTTCGCCTTTTTAAAACTTTACAACAAAGCAACAGCCCCAACGGTCGGCACGGACACGCCCGTTGAAACGATCGGCATCCCGCCAAACAGCACCGCGGTGTTATTCAACCCGATCGGGGTATCGTATTCGCTGGGGATCGGGCTTGCGGTCACGGGAGGCTATGCGGACGCCGACACCACAGCCGTGACGGCGGGTCAGGTCATTGGAAGTTTGTTCTATGTCTAATGCGCAATTTGCGAGTGCGCTGCCGTCCGATGCACCGCCTGAGGCCGCGCGGCTTTCCGCGGCTATCGGGAATGAGATCGGAACAGTTGACAATCAATGGCAGGTAGACGATATTGAATATGTTTCAGTGGTCTTTGCCGTCTATGGCGCGGAGGTCACAGGATTGCCCGCCAATTGTTTTGTCCTGACGTGAAGGAGATACCCATGTCGACCCAGATGCCCGATAGCGCAGAACATAACGCAGGCGTGGATCCCGAACCCGCGGACACCCAGACGATCAACGTGCCGGATGAAGGCGGCAATTCGGACGTCAATTCAGCGGACGAAGAACCGGCGAGTGAGACGGACGACGAGGACCCTACGCCCCCGCTGGCCCCGACCCCAGCGGATACCGCCATTGGCACGACTGCAGTAACCACGAAGGATACGACGCCGGTGGTGCACGAGCTGAAGGTGAACACTACGGCAACCCAGACGGACATTGCGGTTAAGATCTTCCACGAAGCGGAAGGCTGGATTGTCAAGCGGCTTGTATTGACGGGCAAGCTGACATCGGCAAAATTGTCCGAGGTTCTGGCCGACGTTCGGAACTGGTGATGGCGCGGCGCGAGTACCGTTACGTTAAGTCGTCGAATATCCAGGGCGTCGCGTACGATTACGACACGCGGGATATGCATGTCCAGTTTGTAAGCGGGACGGAATACCGCTACGAAGGTGTGGATCCGGAGGATTACGACGGGCTGGTCAGCGCCGCGTCGCCGGGGCGATACCTCCATGACAATATCAAGGATCAGTACAGCGCCACCCGGGTCTGATATGACGCGCCGTCAGACACTGCTTACGCTTTTTAAAACGAACCGGGTACTGGCGCATGAGTATCTGTTTCGTCATCGCCACAAGGAAATCACGCCGCCGTTCCATGAAGAGATGATCGGGCTGCTCAATTGCGATCACCCGCTGGTGGCGCTCGAAGCGTTTCGGGGCGGGGCGAAATCGACGCGGGCGGAAGAGGACGCGTTGCTCAAAGCGCTGTTCAAAGAAGAAGAATTTATTTTGATCGTGGGCAATTCATGGTCTTCCGCCTGCGAGCGACTGGCGACGATCCGCCAGGAACTTGAGACGAACGATGCGCTCATTGATTTGTTCGGCGATCAAAAATCTTCCCCGTGGTCTGCCGACGAGCTGGTGCTGGCCAACGGCGTCAAGTTGCAGGCACTCGGCGCGCGCCAGTCGATGCGGGGCGTCAAGCACAACAGCGAGCGCCCGACCTACGGCCTGATTGACGATCTCGAGGACGAGGAGAGTGTTGCAACCGAGGAGAGCAGGCGCAAGACGGAGCGATGGCTCAACGGGACATTCCGCCCAGCACTCAACCCCAAGACGGGCAAGATTCGATTCATCGGCACGGCGTTGCACCCCAAGGCGCTGATCGAGAAGAAATGCAACGACCCTCAGTGGCTGTCGCGCAAGTTTCCGATCTGCTATATTGACGAGCAGACCGGGCAGGAGCAGGCAACCTGGCCGGACAGGTTCCCCATGGAGTGGATTGTGGCGACGCGTCAGGATTATATCGGGAGCGGCAACCTCACGGAGTTTGAGCAGGAGTATATGTGTCGGGCCGAGGATGAAGCAGGCAAACCCTTCCAGGCCAGCATGATACGTGTTGCGGCGGCGCCGGCGGTCTACATGCCGATCGACATTATTGTTGACCCGGCACGCACGATCAAGCAACGCAGCGCGCGCACGGGGTACGCGGCGACAAGCTGGCTTGGCAATCATCTGTACGTGCATGAGGCCTTCGGAGCGTTTCATTTGCCGGACCAGTTGATCAACACGGTCTTTGAACTCAATGCGCGCTACAACCCCGCCCAGATCGGGATCGAAAGCAATGCGCTCGAAGAGTTCATCATGCAGCCGCTGCGCGCCAAAGCCATTGAACGGGGCATTAGCCTGCCATTGGTCGACTTGCGGGCGCCCAACGATAAGGACGGATTCATTAAAGGCTTGCAGCCGTTCTACAAGGCAGGCGCAGTGACGCATGTCAAACATCTGCCAGACCTCGACCAGGAGCTTCTGCAGTTCCCGACCGGACGCAAGGATGTGCCCAACGCGCTGGCGTACGCGCCGCGCATGCGGGCGGGACGGCCGGTCTATGAGGATTTCACCGGTGAGCATATTGCGCCGGTACTTGAGGTGCATCCCGGGTCGCCCAAGTGGTTGGCCGTCTCTGCGCGCCCGGCGATGGTGTGCGCGGCGCTCATGCAGCATATCAACGGAGTGCTGCGGGTCTACGCCAACTGGGTGGTCGACAAGCCGCCGCTCGAGTGCCTGACAAGCATCGTCTGCGAAGCGGCTATGGCAGCCGAAGGTCCCCTGAAGCTTATCGCGCCGCTTGAACAGTTTGATCGCTACACCAACCAGGGCCTGCCTGCCGCGTTCCGGCAGCACAATTATGTTGTGACGCGCGGCGGCTATGCATCGAAGGCAGAAGGAATACTCAAGAACTTTCTGATAAGTCGCCCGCGCGGCGAGCCTGCTTTCATGGTCGCGGAAGAAGCGCGGTGGACCATCAACGGGCTGGCACGCGGCTATGCGCGGGCGCTCGGCAAAGGCGGCGTGCTTGCGGATCATCCGACGGATAATCAATACTGCGTGCTCGGGGAAGCGATCGAGGTTTTTGCGGCGTATGTTGAACGCGCTGGCAAAGCAGATGACAATATGACAGAAGCACGCTATGCTATCGCATCCGATGGACGTCGATTCATGACAAGTTTGCCGAGGCGATAGATGAAAATTAAGGAACTGCCGAGTGACGAGCCGGAGGACAACGACGAAGACGATGCGGTCGACGTTGATCTTGAGGACCGCTCGAAGGATTATTCCGAAGTAAAATATGTTCAGAAGCAACTCGCAAAAATTTATACAGTTGTCGAGAAAGCATTTGAAGATAAACAGGATCAGACAAACCTCGTTGAAGAGTGCTGGGATATTTATAACTGCACCCTCAATGAGAATCAGGCGTATATCGGCACGTCGCAAATTTATGTGCCGATTGTGCGCGACGCGATGGCTGCGCGTGAGACGCGCTTCATTAACATGCTATTCCCGCAGTCGGGCCGTTATGCCGACGTCATTGCGGAAGACGGCCATACGCCGTATGATTTGATTGCACTGCTTGATTACTATGTCTCGCAGGCGAAGCTGCGCAACAATATTGTTCCCGCCATGATTCGCGCGGGCGACATCAGCGGCAACTATGCACTTTATGTTGAATGGGGCTCAAACTCGCGCTTTATCGTCAGCAAAGAAAAAGTGCCTGAAATTTTAGTTGAAGGCAAACCTGTTGACGGCAGTCCTGAATACGATGACGTGACCTACGAAGAAGTCAAAGACCAGAAGATGGTGGTGAGCGTGCTTGATGTGCGCAATCTTGCGGTGCTGCCAACACAGGTCGACGATATTGAAGATGCGGAGATTGTTGCGATTGCATTGCGCTATACGGAAGAAAAAATTAAGCAGTGCATCCGCGACGGCATCTTTACAAAAGAAGCAGGCAAAGCGCTCCTGCGCAACATGATGTCGACGACCAGCGCGGTCAATCAAACCAACACTGCAAAGAAAGCGGCATCGGCCGCGGGCGTGAAGACCGATAGCAAGGGCAACAAGACGGCACTTATTTATCAAGTTTGGACAAAGCTGAAGCTTAAAGGCGAGCAGCGCATGATGGTGGCGCATTTTGCGGGGCAGGATCTTTATCTGGGTTGCAAACGCAATCCTTATTGGAACGACCGGGTGCCGGTGTTGCTGCAAGCTGTCGAGAAGGAAGGTGATTCCATCTGGGGCAAGTCGCAGGTCGAGCCGGTTAAAGCCATGCAGTACGGCGCCAATGACGCTGCCAATATGGGCATGGACTCAGCGCAGTATGCGCTGCTGCCGATTGTGATGACTGACCCGGAGAAGAATCCGCAAGTGGGCTCAATGATCCTTAGCATGGCGGCCATCTGGGCGACGGACCCTAACTCGACCAAATTTGCAAACTTTCCGGCGTTGTGGAAAGATTCAATGTCGCTTGTGGCAAATTTGAAAGAGCAGATTCAGCAGTCGCTCGGCGTCAATGCATCAATGATCCCTCACGGCAACGGGGCAAAGAAGCCTTCTCAGGCGGAAGTGGCGCAAGCGCAGCAGGTCGCGCTCGAGAGCGTCAACGATAATATTTCTATCCTTGAAGCAATTTTATCACAGCTGCTTGAATGGTGCTACGATCTGGATTATCAGTACCGCACAAAAGCGATCACGGTTAAGAAGTTCGGACAGCTGGGCTTACAGGCTTCGATGGATCAGGTCGAGCCGTTTCAAACGCGCCAGCGCCTGACATTCAAATGGTATGGCGTTGAAGCGACCAAAGCAATGCAACAGGTTCAGCAAATGATTTCGTGGGGCAACGTGCTTAAAGGCATGCCGCCGCAATTGCTCAATGGGCGCAAGGTGGATCTGGGGCCGATGCTGGAATATATTACGGAAGTAACGTGCGGACCACGCATTGCGCCGCATGTGCTTGTTGATCAGCGGCATCAATTGAGCGTTGATTTTGAAATGGAAAATGAGCTGATGGAAAATATGTTCCCTGTGCAAGTGCATGACATGGACGACGATGTTGCGCACATCCAGGCACACATGGCAAAGTACCAGCAGCATCCGATTGAATATATCAAAGGCCACATCCTTGAACATATTCAGCAGCTGAAAAAGAAAGCAGCTGCGCAACAGCAAAGCGCACTGCCTGCGCCCGGCGGACAAGGCGGCGCAGGAGGCGCTCCGCGGTCGGGCGCGCAAGTGCAGCCACCTACCGGCGCGCAAAACCCTCCCGGTGCTGTACATCCTGACCAGATGCCGATGGCACCTCCGCGCAAGTAGCAATATGATTTTGATTGCAAGTAGCTAAACGTATGATACTATTTTGATACTTCCGCTTAATCCCCGTAAGGGATCGCATCGAGTCACTGCCGTTAGCAGTTCACGCGTCGTTACCGTTAGTAACCCCATAGGAGTAGGACATGGCTGAAGATTTAGAAGAAGATGATTTGCATAACGATCCTTCCGACGAACCGGAAGGAGAAGAAGACGAGGTTACTGAAGCGGAAGACGTCGAAGAAGACGACACGAAGCAAGAAGAAAGTGACGCTGAGGAAGAAGATACAGTTGCTGGCGCAGCAGGAAAAGGCGATGAGGAGCCTGCCCCCCAAAGCCGCGCCGCAGCTCGGATTTCAAAATTAAACCGCGAGCTGCGCGAAGAACAAGCGCGGCGGATTAAAGCGGAAACACTAGCTGAGGAACGCGCGCGAGGCGCGGCGCCTCAAAATGGAGGGACTGAAGAAGCTCGCCGGGCGCGAGAAGAGAAACTGGCCTTAATGGATCCGATTGAGAAAAGGGAATTTCTCAATCAGGAAAAATTAGCGGACATGGAGTTTAAGGTGCAGGTGTCCGAGCTTCGGACGGCTGACATGCTGGATAAAAACAGCTACCAGATGCAAGCCGCGAGCAATCCGCTTTACGCTAAGCACCAGGCAGATGTTGAAGCCCGCCTTGCTTCGGAACGCCGCGCTGGTCGTAACTGGACCCGGCAGGATATTTTGGAAAAGATTATCGGGGAGAAAGCCTTGAAAACGAAACCAGACGCGAAACAAAAAGACGCCGCGGCTCGACGGGTAAACTCTTCAAAAGCAAATTCTGTTTCGGCCCGAAGCAATGTTTCTAAGCCGAGCCGGAATCGTGGGGACGACAGCCTCGAAGATCTTGAGGCCCGACTCGAGAACGTACATTTTTAACCGCTGAGGCCGTTGGTGGCTAAGGCATAACTTAGGAGTTACCAATGGGTCAAACTAACCAGTCGAGCACATTTGCGGCTGATATTGAGAACTATATTCAGAAGAAGACTTTGCCGCTCGTGCAACGTCAGCTCGTGCTGTATCAGTTTGGGCAACAATTGCGACTTGAGAAAAACCGCGGCACGACCTATACTGCTTCGCGTTACGACCGCGTAAACCTGCCGTTCGCACCGCTCTCCGAAGGAGTGCCGCCGACGGGTGAGCAAATGACCCTAGTTCAAGTTTCGGCAACCGCGCAGCAATGGGGTGACACGATCACCGTGACTGATGTTGCCGATATGACCATTAAGCATCCGCTGTTCCAAACGGCGATTAAGCTGATCGCGATGCAGATGTCAGAAACGCTCGAGCGCAACACGGCTAACAACTTGCTCGCCGGTTCCCAGATCAATTACGTCAACAGCCGCGGGAGTCGTGCCGCGCTTGTGGCCGGGGATGTGCTGAACACCCACGAAGTAAACCGCGCGGTCGGCGCATTGCGTACCATCGGGGCACCTGAATACAACGGGCAACGCGAAGAAGACGCAAAAGTTACGGCTGGGAAGCCTTCGATGGCTTCAAAAGATCCGCGTGGGTTCCAACATTATGTTGGCGTCATGCACACCTTGGTTGAACAGGATCTGGGGGAAAACCCTTCGATCGTGCTGGCTTGGACTTACAGCGATATTAACCGACTCTACAACAACGAAGTAGGTGCTTGGCGCGGCGTCCGTTGGACCCGCTCAAACATGGTGCCCTATTTTGTTGGCAACACCACTACCACCGGCACTGGCGCCACCACTGGCGGCGCGCTTGCAGCGGCCAGCTACTACCTCATTTGGACCGGCTCGGTGGCGCAGAACGGCTACGAGCAACAAATTTATCAAGTGTCTTCCGCAATTACGGTAGGCGGCTCCGGCAACGGCTCGATCACAACGACCACGCCAAACGTCCCGGGCTATACTTGGAACGTTTACATTGGCACCAGCACCACTCCGACCAACCTAGGCGTCACCGCTTCAGGCCCGACGAGCGGTCCGTTGGCCGGCCAAGCTGTGAGCATTCCGTCCAACACGGCGGTTACGATCACGGGCGTTGGCGTTTCCCGCACTCCTCCCGCGGCTCCGGCCAACGGCGTGACAGTCTTCCCGTCCTTCATCTTTGGCGAAGATTCTTACGGGCAAGTAATGCTTGATGATCCGAAAATGACGTACCTTCAAACGGCCGACAAATCTGATCCGCTGAACCAATTGCGGATCGTCGGCTGGAAAGTATTTTACGGCACCATCATTCTCAACCAAAACTTTTTTATGCGGATCGAATCCACGTCGGCCTTCACCGCAACCTTCGGTTAAATTCCTCCCGGATGGGGTGGGGGCAGGGAAACCTGCCCCCATCTTTCTTAAGTATAAAGAAAGGATTTTTATGGCTTTACTTACGGCAGGAACAGCGGCCACAACCACGCTTCGCGCGCTGCTTGTTACGGGCAACATGGCGGCGCCCGGAACAAACATACAGAATGTCGCATTGTTTAATGCGGCCGTGAAAGGACAAAACACACAGGCAAATCTCGAACCAACGGCATTTTCGCCTGACGGTTTACTTTTTCTTCCTGAGAAGCGCGGCGTGATTCAATGCCGTCCAGGGGATTATATTATGGTTGACCCGACTTCGGGTTGGCCTATTGTTGTATCTGCGCAGGCAGTAACAGGCGGCGGATTCGTTCATTCATAGGAGTAGGACATGACTAATAAGGATGGCAGCGGCAAAAAGGTAGATGAAAAGCTGAAAGAAGCTTTGAAGATTGGAGATGCTAAACCGGAACACGTCACCAAGATTAAGTTTTCGACGGCGACCGAAGATCTTAGCGAAGAAGAACTTTCAGCGCTTGACGCCGAGATCGAAGCAGAGATCGTTAAAGAATTGAAGCTTGCTAAGATTAAGGAATATAAAGAAAGTAAAAAGCAAGAGGCGAAAAAGCAAAAGCTGTTTAAACACGGCAAAGATGAAGCGGGCGACGACACTGAGGTCGTGCTGCTTACTTTGGCGCCCCATATGCCTTTTATCCGTTTGGATGGCGCGACTTATTATCCTGGCCGGGCGTATCGTCTAAGCCGCGGCAAGGCAGCCGTGTTGAAGGAACAAATGTACCGCGGGGATCTTCATGATAACGAGATCGCTGGCAAGAACATGAAAGCTTTCTATGGGCACCGCCCGGAAAATCGCACGATCAATCCGAACTCTTTATAGAGTTCAAAACGCCATAGGAGGACACAATGGCAGAAGAAAAAGAGAAACGAGAAACAGGCTATGCTTTTAATTACATTGCGGATTTCGGGGCTGGTCAACAGCTTCAAATCACGGGCAGTTTTCCAAAAGACGTGACGGAAAAAGAGATCAGCGTGGAAGTTAAAAAGTTCCGCAACGTGATTGAGAAAAACCGGACACAGTCGGGACTTCGTGATTTGCAGGACCGGGTCAATGGATTTGAAAAAACCATTTTCAATCTGCAAGAAACACTGGCTGAGATGGACGAGCGCAACAAAGGACGGCAGATTCCGTCGAGCGAGAAAAATGCGCGTGAGCAAACGCTCACAGGCATTGCCCATAACATGCGCGAGTTGGAGCAAGCTCGGAAACTCCTTGCGGAGAAGAAGGCAGAAATAGAGGATTAATTGTATTCAGCGCGACAGCTTGTAGCACTGGCCTGCCAGATTGCCAAAGTCAACAACGGCATGGCAACGCAGGTCGGCCAGTTTCTTAACATGATCCTTGCTGATTACGCACAGGTTATGGACATTGATACCGTGCGCAAGACAACAACGTTCGCTGTCACTTCTCAAAACACAGGCGTTGGAATTACAAAATCAGGCTATCTTTTGCCGGTCGACTATTTGCGCGAAGTGCAGGTGTTTTATAACATCGACGGAACAATTTTTGATTTGGACCAGATATCACTTGAAAAATACTACACGTTGTTTCAAGGCACCGGCGTTGCGGATTATCCTGAATCTTACGCCACGGATATATCAGATCAAGCCGTCGCGGAGTACGGCGCGCCAATTCTTTATTTTTGGCCTCCTCCGGCAATTGCACTGGAAGTCAATTTGCTTTATCGCCCGCAAACGAGCGACATCACAAACCCTGAGACCAGTTCTGTCGTCCCTTGGTTCCCTAATCAGCGGATTCTTTTAAAGGATCTTGTTTCGGAAACGATGATGCTCGGGGATGACTCGCGCAAAGAAAGTGTCGACAAAGAAATTGAAAGGCGCATGCGCAAATTTCTTATCATGAAGGACGACTCAACCGGCTTTGCCGTGAACGTTAAGTTGGATCGGCAGCTTTTCAGGCCTAAAAACAATTTGCCGCCGACTAAACAAACCAGCATTTTCTGAGGCCTGCGATGCCTTCACCGCGCGAACAACCGCTACGCTGGCTGCCTCGGGGCGTATCTGATGCGCAGGATGGCGACAACGTCTCCGCTGGCGCGATGCTCGCGCTGACGAATCTTCTTTTTGACCCCGGCACGCCCGGTGTTTATGTGTGTCGTCCTGCCAATACCGTTTTGTCTTCCTTCGCAGGCTTTAGTTCTCCGGGAGTGATTAGCGCAGGCTTTATTTTAAACGGTATTCTTTATGGCATGGTGGCTACAAGTTCACCCGCCGGTAAAGACTACCCTTTTGCTTATAACATTTCATCCGGCGCTTTTCTTACTATCAGCGGCGTGACAAGTGCAAAATGCCCCACAACGCAGCCTACAACGGGCGACTGGACTCCGCCAACCATTGATGCCATCGGGACTAAAATCATTGTGACGCACCCGGGCTTCAGCTATGTCTCGGGGCAAGCGTTCGGCTATTTTGACATCTCGAATTTTAGTCTCACGACGACAGGCGATACGACTTCAGGATCGCCCACGATCACAGGCAATCCCAGCACGATTGGCCTCGCCCCGGGATACCCCATCACAGGGACTGGCATTCCTGCAAATACAACAATTGTAAATTATGTTCCTTTCAGTTTGACCACTACAGGCACGATAACAAGCGGCACCTCTAATATTACGAATGTGGCTAATACGACGGGGCTCGCGGTAAATCAGGCGATTTCCGGTTTGGGCATTCCCAGCGGGGCCGTTATTTCCGGCATCTCGGGCACCACGGTGTCGATGAATCTGAACGCCACGGCTACGCAAACGGCTGAATCCATTTTCTTTACCGGGGCCACAATTACGCTTTCGGCCAACGCAACGGCGTCAGCCAACAACGTTTCTTTGACAGCCACAGGCGGCACACTGGCTTCCCCACTTTGGGCAACAGGAAATACAACGGGGCAGGTTCAAATTGCCGGAGTTGCCGCGGCGGTAAAAGCTTTCAGCAATCGGCTTTGGTTTGCGCAGTCCAACAATTTGGTTTTTACCGACACGCTTTCTTTGAATGTCAGCAATGCGAGCGGCGTACAAGTGCTGACTGTGGGCGACAGCACGCCTATTACCGCGCTGGGCGGATTGCCCGAATACACTTCCAGCGCAGGGATATTGCAGGCCTTGGTGCCGTTCAAGGAAAGTTCTATATGGCAGATCAATGGAGACATAGCGCTTAACAACTTGGCGCTGAATAATTTGCACAGCACGATCGGAACAAAAGCCCCGCGTTCTTTAGCTTTGACCCCCGACGGGCTTTCGTTTATGACGGTGGACGGCATTCGCATCGTGACGCTTGTGGGCAGCGTATCGGAAGTCAACACGGACCTCGCAATTCCTTTTATTTATGCTCAAACGCCCTCCCGGGTTGCGGCCTGTTTCAATGCAGATAATTACCGGATCTGCACTAAAAATACCAAAGTGCTTAATTCGCCCTATCAAGAGTATCATTACAATGCCAAATACGCGAGCTGGACAGGCCCGCATACTTTTCCTTATGATTTAATTTTGCCTTATCAGAATAATTTTATTGTGTTCAGTAACGCGCATCCCGGGCAAATGTTCAAAGCGTATTCCGTGCTTGATCGCAATAGCGAAGGCAATACTTTTGTCGAGTTGGGTACGCAGTTAATGTGGCAGTATCAAACGGTGCCAATGACCGACGTCAACAATATGTATGCCAATTGTTGCGTGCGTTCAACGCTCGACATGGCGTTGCCTTCAACCGGCGACACGTATATTTTTCAAGCGTGGGATTCAAACACGGGAGTTGTCGCGCAAGCTGTTTTTACGGTTCCTTTCAGCGAAGCCGTTTGGGATGCATTCAACTGGGGTGATGGCACTGAATGGGGCGCACAGCAACTCGGGCTGCAACCCATTACTATTCCGTGGACAGAACCGCCGATTTTTAATAGACTGTCGTTTGAGGGTAGCGGCAATAGTTCACTCGGGCTAAAGCTTGGGAGCCTTTACACCGGGTATGAAAAACTGGGGTATCTGAAACAATGACTATATCGCCAAGCTATCCCGATCTGCTGCAAAACGGCAACCCGGCGGATGCTTCGCAGGTCATGGCGGACTTCTATCAAATACAGAACGATGTCAATGCTAACGCTGCAGCGAGCGGCGCGAATACCGATATTACCTCGCTGACAGGTCTTACGACCCCGCTTGGCATTGCGTTTGGCGGCACGGGTGCCTCGACCGCCTCCGCAGCTTTGCTTGCGCTTGCCGGGGCTCCTTTGGCGTCTCCTGCTTTCACGGGCACGCCCACCGCGCCAACTCCCTCACCGGGCGATAACTCAACTAATCTTGCGACCACCGCTTTCGTGGCGGCTCTTATTGCCTCTCAGGTTTTTGTCGCCCCCGGCACTGTAGTTGCTTATGCGGGAGCAACAACGTCTCCGCCCGGCGGATATTTGTTTTGCGACGGGTCTGCCGTAAGCCGCACGACGTACGCCAATTTATACGCCGCTATCGGGGGAACCTGGGGTAATGGCGACGGCAGCACAACTTTTAATGTCCCTGACATGCGCCGACGCGTACCCATGGGGTCCGGTGGCAGCGGCCCCTCTATCGGCAATACCGTCGGATCATACGGCGGGGAAGAAACACACCAGTTGAATGTTAGCGAAATGCCTTCGCACACGCACCCGATTCAATGCTCGCCCAGCGATGCGGGTTTCGGCAATTCTTTCGGCACGAATGGCCCGTACACTGGCAGCCCGGTATTAGCGACGCAATCGACCGGGGGTAATGGCGCGCACAATAACGTGCAGCCTTCGGCCATCATGCAGTATTACATAAAAACATAGGGCTTTATGACTGAGCAAAATCAAGATGAGGCCATCATTGAATTGAAGGACGTGCTTAAGCGATCTGAGCGCAAGCGGATTGATGCTTTGGTTGACGCGGTACTGAATGGCAATACCGATGGCCTTCGTGCCATTCAAGCAGATGTATTGCTTTTAAGGCAGCATTTAACCGACTGGTAGGGCAAAGATGGAAAAAGACCCGGTTGAGGCAATTTGGAATAAAGTGCGCCCTTACTGGCACATCGCCACATTTGTGATTACGATCGCCGTTATCTGCGGAATGAAATGGTCTGAAGTAAATACGTATGACAGCCGCATCATCGCTTTGGAATTGTGGCGCGTGGACGTTTCGCAAAACATGGCGACGATGCAACAAGAGATTCACGATATTCATGAGCGGGTGCTTTCGCCTGAACTGAACGATCGGAGACGGTAATGCTTTTTCCAATCTTGACAGCATGCTTTTTAATCGGCGCGATCGCGGGGCGCATCCGCGGCGCTGGGCTTGTCAGCGACATCGTGGCACGCTTTATTGTTTGGGGCGCGCCGGTAGGACTTCTTGTTTATCTCACCTCTATGGATCTTTCTGCCGCGGGTATAGCGCTTATCGCAGCCGGCCTCGGCGCGTCCCCAGGCTACTGGGGCAATTTTGATTTGACAGTCCCCGCCAATTGCACCTGGCACAATTACGCAAAGCTCTCGGTCATGGGGATGTTCCGCTTTTTTGTTTTATTTGCAACAGCCTTGCCTTTTTATTATTTTGCTGACGATGCTCTAAAGCTTAATCCCTGGGCCATTTTGCCCGGTGTTTTGGGAGGCTTAGCATTTGTTCCAGCCTACTTAGCCGGTATTCAAATTGCTGACCGAGTACAACTCCCCCTGCTCGCAGTTTTCTCTGAGTGGGGGGAATTTTTATTCTGGGGCAGTATTTACACCGCGTTAGCGGCGGGACTAATTTTAGCAGACGGGTTAAATTTATGACTGACCGGAGCCTTGATGACCTGCATCCTCAGCTGCGCCCTCTGTGCGTTAATTTTCTAGCGGAATGCAAAACAGAAGGGCTGAATGTCATTGTCACGGAAACGTGGCGCGATCCGGCGCGCGAAGACGCACTACATGCGGAAGGGGTGACCGCAGCAACTGGCGCAACGACAAAGCATAGTTTCATGCTCAACGGCCGCCCCGCCAGCAAAGCTTTTGATTATGCGGTGCTTGATGAAGATAACCGCATGGTGCAAGACGGCACGGACGAGCGTTACAGTTTAACCGGGTTAATCGCGGGCAAGCTGGGACTTATCTGGGGCGGGCATTTCAGCCATCCCGATTATGACCATTGCGAGATACCATGATTAAAATGCACGCCAGCATTCCTGAAGCATTAAAGCATCCGACGACCTGGGCAGGCTTCGCTGGCGTACTGACGCCCGTGGCTTCGGCGCTTGAGGGCGTGATGCAGCACATTGTGTGGGGCGCAGTTGGCGCTTGCGGTATGGTGGGCGTTTTGCTAAAGTCTCCAAATACGCCTGAGCCCCCGGACACGGAGCCCAAACCATGAATGCCTATCTTATACTCGGCGCTTTCCTTTTAGGCTTGGCGCTTGGTGCCCTTGGCGAATACAAGTGGCATATGGCTGCCGAAACGGTTGACGCGCAGCATGAAACCGCGACAGCCCAGAAGGGCGAAGCCAACATCATTCACGACACGCAAGTCATCTATAGGACAATCCATGACTCGAAAGATAAGTGTGCCGGGGCTACTGTGCCTCGCGCTGTTAATGAGCAGCTGCGCTAATACAGTCGCCCCCTGCCCAAAGCGCCCTGAATATACCGGCACCACGTGGGGCGATGTCGCGGCATATTTAAAGCAGCTGGAAGGCCTTTATGACAGTTGCAGCCGCAATCGCGGATAACGTTGTCGTTCAACGCGAGTTATTCTATGAGATCATGCGTGAGCTTCCTCCGCTTTTTATTGCAGAGTGGGAAGAAGCTGGTCGGGGAGAGCAACGCCAACAACTCAATCCGGCATGGGACAAATACATCGCGCTTGAACTTCAAGGCATCCTTACGCTGCACACGATGCGCGACCGCGGCAAACTCATCGGCTATGTTTTCAACATCATCTATCCGCATCTGCATTTTGCGGATACTGTTTACGGGTACATTGATGCGTTGTATGTGCTGCCGGAGTATCGCAACACGGATGGCCCCGAAGAGATGCTGCTGCTTAACGAGTTGTTTTTGCGCGGCGAAGGGGTTGCGCGGATTCAAATTGCCGTACCGCCTGCCAAGTGGCTTTACAAACTTGTAAAAAAGCTGCAATATATTCGCACGGAAGTCATTCACATGAAATGGTTATAGCATGGCCAGCGCTGTCGGCGGACTAGCATCTAGCATTTTCGGCAGCACGCCGTCACCGAGCAGCTCGGCGGTTCAACTGCCGGGGCTGGCGTCGGATGCCAATACGTTCAACAGCACGGTCAATTCGCGGCTGAACAATAATCCGTATGACACCTATTCGCCACAGGCAACGGCAACGTTCAACGCGGCCTATAATAACCCGTATGCTTCCACGTATCAAAATTCCGCCAACCAAGCGGGGGCACAATACGGCTCGACCGGCACTGCCGATATGACTTCAGCAAATACGCTGACCGGCGCGGGCAACACAGGCACGGCGGCGGCAATTCAGCTTCTTCAAATGGGCTACGACCCGCAGAACGCGCTTTATAATCAGCAGAAACAGCAAAGCGCAGACACGGCAAACGCGACTAATGCGGCAACAGGGCTGACTTCAAGTCCGTATGGCGCCAGTGTTGCCAATAACGCGGCAACCAATTTTAATAATAGCTGGCAGAATCAACAATTGCAGCGCGCCATTCAAGCGCTTAGTGGCTACACTTCCGGCGTCGCAGGCGCGAGTTCAGATTACTCCAACGCCAATACGCTCGGCAATGCGGGCGCTTCAGCGACGGCGCAAGCCGGCGCAGTGCCGTACGCGGCCAGCACGGATGTTACGAATCAACAATCGACCGCGCTGCAGAACCTGCTATCTGTTCTTGGGAATAGCGGCGCAGGGGCCTTCGATCAAAGCACGCTGACTGATTTGATGGCGTATCTGCAGACGGGCGCAAAGCAACAAAGTACGCTTTATAATAACGAGCTTGATGCGTCCAACGCTTCTAACGCTGGCATTGGATCTGACGTGAGCAATGCTATTTCTTTAGCCTCTAACCCAACTCTTAGTTCTTTAATTTCCTCAGCTTTCTTTTAGGTATCCCCATGGCCAGTTTTGCAGCAGGAGTTCAAGGAACACAAGGCGCCGCAGCGGCAGGCAACGCGTACTATGCGTTGCAGCAGCAGGCGCGCGATCAGGCGGCACAAGCGCAATTGGCGCAAATGATTAAAGCCTATGCTGCGCAGCAAGGGGGCGCTCCATCCGCCCCAACGATACCCGGTGGCGCTATTCAGCCTGGTGGTGTGTCCCCGCTGGGCGGTGCCGCGCCATCGCCAGCCGGAGGCATGCCTGGTGGTGCTGGACCCTCTGCCCCCATGGGCGGCATGCCTTCACCCAGCGCGGCACCGCAAGCGAGGCCTCAGCAACCGCCCATGTCTTCGGCCCCGGGGGGTCTAGATATTTCACGCATTGTAAACTCGCTCCCTCAAGGCGGATCGGGCAATATGGTTTCGCGCGCGATGGCTGGCGGGCAGGACGGGATTAATGGGGCGGCGCTGGAACAGATGTTGCGCATCCTGCAGCCGCAGGCAAACAATGCGACACGGGTAGAGATTGGCAACGCCCGAAATCAAACTTCTGAAGACAACACGGTTAAGCGCGTTACTGCTGAAGAACGCGGGCAAGACAAACGTGCAGATTCTGCTGCTGGGCATGATAAAACGTCTTCCACAAATGCGATGATGCGCGCCACTGCGGAAGCAAAGAAAATGACCGGCGACGAGCTTTCAAAGCAATTTACCAGCTTGGGCAATGTGCTTGCACATATGGCGCCCGATAATCCGCAATATAATGAGATTACGGCCAAGTATGCCGCCGTTGGCGCTGAACTTAATGAGCGCCGTCAAAAGCAGGGATTATCTGCAAAGGACGTTTCTATCCCCGGCGCGGCGGCAGGGACCTCGGATAATGCAACACCTCCCGCGTATTCGCAGGAGGACTTGGAATATACCGCAAAACAAAACAACATGACAGTTGACGAGGTGAAAAAGAAATTAGGGGTTAACTAATGCCGACTGATCTGCTCGCGCCCGCACCGGCCGCCCCCGTCGATTTATTGGCAAATAAGCCAAAAGATTTGTTGGCTGCTAAACCTGCGCCAATAATGCCTGCGGATAAATCTAAGGAGGTTTTAAATCTTTTTGACCCGCCGAGTACCCTTAAGCCCGCTATATCCAATGATAAGCCAAAAGATTTGCTTGCGCCGGCGCAGCCGCGCAAAGCGCCTACGGCAAAAGATAAGCCGTGGTGGATCAGCCCCGTCAGCGCTTTCAACGATGTGAAGGATTATGTAAAGCGCGGCGTTGAAACCGGCGTCAAGACGGCGATCAACCCGGAGAAGTCGAAGCTGCCTGACAACCAGGCGGACGAGCTTGCCGCGTCGATGTTCGACACGCCTGTCCCTGCCGGCTCAGGCAATCGCTTGATGACCGATGTCAAGCGCCCGCTGGGAGTCGCCGAGGCCGTGACAGCCCCGGCGGGAGCTATGTTTCATGCGGGCGTATCAAAGCCCATCGAACGCGCCACGGGTCTTAAAGCGGAGTACACCGATCTTGCCCAGATGTTCACCCCCGCTGGAGTGGCGGGCGCAGCGGGCGCCATCGGGCGGGTCAAAAAGGCCATAGGCGAAACGGAAAAAATTGTAGGCCCCGCCATCCGTTCGGGCAAGCGGCTGCTTGAAGGCGTTGATCACGAGGCGATCCGGGCGGCGCACCCCAGCGTCAAAGGCAAAGAGGGATTCATTACCAGCACAGGACGCTTTGTGCAACGCGATGAAGCGGCAAAGATTGCAACTCAGGCAAAGCAACTTACGAAGGGCACCACGACAACGTTGCTGCACACTTCCGAACTTAAACCGGACAGTGCTTTTCAGAAGGGTTTGAAAAACATAGAGAAAATTTTCTCCCCGACAACGGTCAGCAAAAGTGCCAAGCAGACGGAAGGTATTGTGCGCGAGGCGCGCGGCACCGCTGAACAGCGCACGGCACAAGCGAGCCATGAAATTAATAGCGTGGCAAAAGAAGTAAACACTGCATCGCCTCAGGACCAACGCAATTTTGTAAATTATGTTGAGACACGTTCCAAGGGCACAAAACTAAAAAATCCGAAATTGCAGAAAGCGGCTGACACGGTACGCGACGTTTATCAACGGGTGCGCAAGCAGCTTGAGCAATCGCCGCACACTGACAAGATGGGCTTCATTCAGGATTATTTTGTTCACCAGTGGAAGAATCACGCAAAAGCTCAGGCATTTGCCGCACAATGGATTGCCAAGGCGGGCAATGCCAAAAACACTTTGAAGCGTTCGCTGCCTACAATTGAGGACGGTTTGAAGGCAGGGCTTGAGCCCGTGCATGAGAACCCGCTTGATGCAACCCTGCATTATGTGGGCAACATGCAAAACTACCTCGCTACGAAAGAGATCAACGCGGCAATGAAAGCGCAAGGCATGCGCAAATTTTTCCCTAAAGGCAAGCAGCCCGCCGGGTGGGTTGAGCTTAAGGGCCCCGGCAATCAGGTGCTTTATACTGCGGCCGATGCAAAAAAACAGAAAGGAGCTTACGCCGGGATCAATCAGGCCTATGCCCCTGAGGATGCCGCGCGTGTTTATAACCGCTACTTTGGCCCTGGGTGGACAGGACCTATGGGGGATGTCTACCGCATGGGGCGCGCCTTAGTTAATGCCCCGACGCAGCTGCTGCTTGGTTTAAGCGGATACCATTACCGGCTTATTTCTAACGAAGCCACGGCGTCAGCTTTCGCCGAAGGGTTGGGACGCGCGGCGCGCGGCGACATCAAAGGCGCCGCCAAGTCTGTCGCTAAAGGCACGCCCGGGATTGGCGGCGCACTTGCAGTGCGGCAGGGGCGACGGATTGAGAAGGCGTATCTCGACCCGAACTCAAAAGACCCCGTCGTCCGCATACTGACTAAAGCCGGCGCGCGCCTCACGGGGCTTGACCGCAGCATGAAGGCATCCAGCGCCGATACATTATGGGAGTCTTGGCGCAAAGGAACAACAAAAGCCGAACTGGCGGCGGGCATTAAGCACATCAAGGATTCGGATGGGCCGGCGCAAGGTGCGGCGCGCACGTTCGGTTTCGCCGCCCGCAACATCGGCAAGTTAATGGATAGCGCGGCCTATCCGCTATTTGCCAAAACGATCCCGTGGATAAAAAATTCAGTCAATTACGACGGCGTTGCGGACTGGATGAAGGCGCACCCTAACGCTTCGGAATCCGAGATTGTGGCCGCCGCCCGCGACATTGTGGACAGCACGGACAACCGCTTTGGCGAAATGATTCAGGACAATCTATTCTGGGATAAAAAGTTTAAGCAAACGGTTCAGTTGATGGTCTTGTCGGTCGGCTGGGATCTTGGCACCGCCCGCGAGATCATCGGCGGCACGAAGGATCTGTCGAAGTGGATTTCAGGGAGCGGCGAATTAACCCCGCGCGCCAAGTATGTTATTGGCGCGCCCATCGCCCATATGCTCAATGCGTCCGTTTACCAATACCTAAAAACGGGTCAAGGGCCGCAGGTGCCACAGGATCTGGTTTACCCCCGCACCGGAGGGCAGACCGAAGAGAGCCCGGGCACGCCCTATGCAAAAGCAGTGCCCGAGCGCTTGCGCCTGCCAAGTCAAATGAACGATGTGTTGAAAGCCCAGCGCGACCCTGTCGCTTATCTCGAAGACAAAATGGCGCCGCTGTGGAAAATTGTGGGGTCCATGGCCACGAACTCTGACTGGCGCGGCGATCCAATCTCCTACCAATTTGAGCAGAACGCGCCGCAGGGGCTGCAGGCGTACGCTGGCTATTTGCTCGACCGCACAACCCCGATCAGTGTTATGAATGCGACGAAAGGGCAAAAAACGAAATCAGCCATCGGTCCTGTGGAAGGCATCATGGGTAGTAACCCTGCGGGCATGCGCGATCGCGATCCTGCAGGCTTTAGGAAAATGATGGATGCCAAAGAAAAAGAACGCGAGCAAAAAGCGATGAAGTATAAAGCGCGGCAGGAAGGCACGACAAAATGAAAATTTTAGTGATCGACAGCCAAGCTGCGAGTCTCGACTGGACCATGCGCTGTATGGCGGACGGGCACAAAGTAAAGTGGTATGTGCCACCGGACGAGAAAGTAAAGAACGTCGGCAAGGGCATCGTCGAACGCGTCGACGACCCCAGTGACTGGTATCGCTGGGCCGACATGATCTTTTTCTCCGACAATACCAAATATATTCTCTATGCCGATGCGTGGCGCAAGCAGGGCATTCCCGTCATCAGCGCCTCGGCGGAGACAGCGGACTGGGAGCTTGACCGTGATATGGGGCAGAAAGTGATGCAGACTGCCGGCATTGACGTGCCGCCGTTCAAACCCTTCACCGACTACGACGCGGCCATTGCCTATGTCAAAAAGACCATGGGGCGGTTCGTCAGCAAACCCAGCGGCTCAGCCGACAAAGCGCTGAGCTATTGCTCAAAGAGCCCCGAGGACATGGTCTATATGCTTGAGCGGTGGAAGAAGCTTAGCAAGTTGAAGACGCCTTTTGTACTGCAAGAGTTTATTGCTGGGACGGAGATGGCGGTCGGCGCCTGGTTCGGGCCGGGCGGTTTTAGCCGAGGGTGGTGCGAGAACTGGGAATTTAAAAAACTCATGAACGATGACAAGGGCGTGGCGACCGGCGAGCAAGGCACCATCCTGCGCTATGTGGCCAAGTCACATCTGGCCCGCAAGGTGTTGCAGCCGCTCGAAGATGCGCTGGCCAAAGCAAAATATGTCGGCTATATTGATGTCAACTGTATCATCGATGACGAAGGTAATCCATGGCCGCTGGAGTTTACCATGCGCCCCGGTTGGCCCACATTCAATATCCAGCAGGCATTGCATGAAGGAGATCACGCCACATGGCTGATGGATCTATGGGAGGGCAAGGATGCCCAGAACTGGAAGATGAACACGGTCGCTGCTGGGGTGGTCCTCTCGATTCCCGACTATCCGTACTCACATCTGACCCGCAAGGAGGTGAACGGTGTGCCGCTCTACGGGGTAACACCTGCAATCGAGCCGTACTTGCATCTATGCGAGATGCAGAAGGGAGAAGCGCCGCACCGGGAGGGGGAGACGATCGCGAACAAACCCTGCTTCACGACGGCGGGGGATTACGTGTTGGTGGTCAGTGGCACGGGACAAAGCGTGAGCGAAGCCACGAGGCAATCCTACAAGCGCTTAGAGAAATTGAGCCTCCCGAATTCCCCTATGTACCGGACGGATATCGGGAACCGACTGAAACAACAACTGCCCCTGCTGCAATCGAACGGGTACGCGACGGGGATGAGTTACTAAGCGAGAATACCTCCGCCTTTGACGAGCTGGTGGCCAAAGCCATGCTTAAGCTCAATGAGCTTCTGGACATTGAATTGCCGCGGCGCGGGGACGAGGACTACCAACGAGTGATGTCCATCCAGAAAGATGCAGCCGTGTCCGTTTTGGGCGCCGGATTAAAAGCCGATGAGAACCGCTTCCGCCGGCGCAATAGCAATGTGCTCAATGATTTATTTGCCCAACTGCAGCGCGATAAGATACTGACGATTGAAGGTGAAGTCGATCAGGTGTTTGCAGGATAAGCGGGCCGCGTGGGCAGAGGCGTTGAAGCATCGCCGCTTGCCGCTGCGATAATGGCGCGCAGCGCGGCGACGTAGGTTTGCCATTCCGCAGGAAAAGCCGCGCCGGCTTTTAAGCAGCGCAACGCCGCCATGTCGGAGGCGTCGAGCGCAAACTTTGCATTTTTTTGGTAGGTGCCCCAGGCATTTGCCGGGTCGGGATCGGGCACGTTGCCCTCTGCCGTCCAGGTTTGATAGGCCGCAAGATCTGCGTTGGCAGGGTCGGCAGAATCAATAGCCACTCCGTCCGAGACTCGAATAATCGTACAGCCGCTATAGCGATATTGAGCCGTCATTTTGCTAACCCCGCTTAAGATGATTTTTCTACTTTTAAAAACGCCGCCACCAGCACCGACGGGGTTGCCCCGGAGACATTCTGCGCAAACTGCATCGTCACGGTGCCTGCCGCATTTACCGTAAAGGCGCCGTCGAAATAAAAATTGCCGGCGATTGTCGATGTTAAAAAGCAAATAGCCCCGGGTCCGCCGTTGTTGAAAGACCCAACGAAACTTCCAGCTGAATCAATCCAGCCCGTTGCCCGGTATGAAGCAAAGGTTGCTGTGCCGCCGAGGCCAACCTGCAAACCGAAAGCATTGCTGGAAGTATAATTCCCCCAGCCGATAAATGTATAGGTGCCGGCTGCCTGCACATTAAAAGATATGCCGGAAATATTGGTGAGCGTGTTGCTATTCGTCGCCGTAGCCGAGCCTTGCAGTGTCGTGACCGACGAGACGGAGTAAGGCGAGCCCGTGGTTCCTGCGCCGCCAATCGCGATGTTACTGCCCGCGCCGATATTAGCGGCTATGCTTCCGACTGTGGCTGCGCTCCCCGTAATGCTGCCGCTGGCAAACACCGCCCCGCCCGTGCCGACGCCATCAGTAAGAGACGCGAGCAGTTGGGCCGAAGTAAAAGAACCCGATTTTGTGCCATAGAGCGTGCCACTGGTGGGGAGCGTTATGCTCGTTGCTGCAGTCACCGTCAGCGTTGTGGCGAAGGCGCCGCTGATCGTCAAGGTGCTCGAGGCATTGTTTGCGACTCCGGTGCCGCCGTTTGCAGGAGGCAGAATGCCCGATACCGCAGAAGTCAAAGCGACTTTACCCCATGATGGCGCCACGCCAACGCCGCCGGAGAGAAGCACGCTGCCTGTTGCAACGTCGGCTAGGCGCGAGAGCGCCGTTGTGGTGCTGGCGTAAAGCAAGTCGCCTATCGCATAGGTAGTCTGGCCAGTGCCGCCTTTGACAGCGCTGATGGCCGTTGCATTCCACGTCCCCGTCGCGATGGTGCCGAGCGTTGTTATGGATGTTTGTCCCACATAGGTGGGGTCAATAGCAAGGGTGGTTGTCGGGCTGGCCGTTGTTGCGGTAATCTGGCCGGTGGTGCCGAGGATTGTTTGATCGCCCGTGTTGGTGCCCGACAGATTGGCGCCGCTGATATTGCCCGTTGCCGTTAAAGAAGTGAAAGCACCTGTAGCCGGTGTCGTTGCGCCGATCGGAGTATTGTTGATTGATCCGCCCGTGAGCAGTGCTCCGGTCAGTGCCTTATTCGTGAGTGTCTGGGTTGCCGTCAATGTGACGATTGTGTCGCCGTTGATGGCTCCGGTCAACGCGGTGAGTGCGGTAAACGCTCCCGCTGCCGGTGTCGTTCCTCCGATAACCGAGCTGTCGATCGTGACGCCGGTGATCGTGCCGCCGGTGATGTGAATGTTGGTCGGGTCGGCAATGCCCGTGAGTAGGGTATTGATCTGGTCAATAAGCCCGTTGAGGGCGCTTTGAACGCGATCGGCGCTAACCGGCAGGCTGATCAGAGGTATGAGTTGCATCGAGGGCGGCCTCCGGGGCGGGTTGCGTGCTTCCGGCACTCGCATATTGTTGCGACATGACCTGACCTTTCAGGCCCATCCACAACGTGATGCTTTGCTCAAGAGGCAATTTGCCCAAAGCAACACCGATCAGATCCGCTTCGTCAGAAGTAATCGTGATGGTGTATGCATCGGGGCGATTGGTAGGCGTCGTCATGGTGTGTCCTCCATGGGTTAGAAATTAACCAACGATGTTGTAGTTGTATACCGAGGTATCACCCGCCGCGGCCTTGACCGTGAAGCCTGTGCCGGGCGTGATCGTTGCGAGATACGGCACAGCAGCAGGAGTGCCGCCAACTGTTTTTAACGTAATCGAAATGATGCTGTTCGCGTCTACGTTGGTATTCGCCACAGTGACGGCGGTCGCGCCGTTAGCGGTGAATGTGCCCGTCGAAGTCGCCGCGGCGGAAGCCGGTGCAACCTGGGACGCAATCAGCTCAAGCAATTGGTTCAGGTTATCGACAAAGAATTCTGCCGGCTGCGGGCCGGGGATAAGGGCGAGGGGGAAGATCGATGCACCGTTGGGGGCTGCCATGGTAATGCTCCTTGCGAAATATTCAGTTTGATAAAAGCTACTCTAACATATTGCAAACTGATTACAAGGCCGCTGTTGCAGGTTTTTCATCGTCGTTGGCCGGAGCCACCAATTGCGGCATCCCGTTGATTTCCGGATGATTCATGTTTATCTCCCAGACAAACACGCGGCTGCCGGGGTAGTCAGTGCCGGCCGCGAGCGTGACCTGTTTATTTTTGCTGCGCAAAACCCCTGCTTTTTGCAATTCCTGTGCCAGGGTGCCGGCGTGGTAGCCGGTTTTGCGCAGCCACTCGCGAAGAACCTGCTGTGAAATATACAAAGTGCCGGTATCTTTTTCGAGCCGCATGACGAGACGATGCGATGGGTAGCGCGTGACCTGAGCGGGCTTGCGAGGCAGGAAAGCGCTTTCGACAACAAGGCAATCCATTATGGCTTCGGCAATGAATTCGTTTATTAGTTCGATCGGACGTTGACCCTCGAGATTTTCGGCGCGCGCGCGGGCGAACTCAAGCGCCCATTCCATTATCCGCTTTGTGTCAAAACTAAGCAGGCCGATGGCGTTCAAAATAAGCGCCGCCATGTGATTGCATGCCATCAGATAAACGATATAACGGTCGCGTGCGGCAGTCTCAAGCAGCGTCTGGTAGTGCGTCACCAACGTATCAAGGGACGCCTTTACCCATTCGAACATCCCCGGCGTGGACATGATGGCGTGAATGAACTCGCGGCCCGCGATGCCGCAGTTGTCAAGCATGGCGCCCGTGATCTTCGAAAACTCTTTGAAGGCTTCCTTGTCCGTCGGGGCGGGCACGCTGATCTCGAAGATCCGCGCCATGGCCCCTTGGTCGCTGCTGGTGCGGATAATGTCCGCGAGTGAGTGGTTCGAGGCGGAGATCATGAAAGTTTGAAAGCGATCGTTTTTATATGCCACCACCCCGGTGCGATCAGATCGATTTTTATCTTTGCCTCCAACGAAACGTTTGAGGCTTGCGGACTCCTTGTGCGGGTCGTTATTGCCCATCTCTTCCTCAAGCACAACGAGGTGACAAGCCTTAGTGATAATGTTGAACTTGGCATTTTCCGTATCCGCACCGGATACGGACAACGCATCAAACACACCCCATACGCTGGCGGCCGCTTGCAACGTGTTGGTTTTGCCGAAGCCAGACCCTTGCGTATGCAGCGCGAGGACAGCGCCGCCGTCAGTCGCACCCGCTACCAAGGACAACAAAGGTGCCGCAAAGCTGGTGATGAGGCCGAAGCCCATCGCCTCGAAGCCGGGGCGGAAAAGATTGTTCCCCGCAATGGACCATGCTTGCCGCGAAGCATTCTTGGGCACCCGCATCGCCCGCTGCCTGGGTTCCAACGCCTCGTCGCCGTAAGCATATTCCGTTGCGCCTCCGCGGCGGATAAGAGAGTTGCCGACAAGGAAAGCATTAAAATTATCTTTCCAGCCAAATTGTTCATAGCGAATTGCGTCCATCTTCTGTCCTTTCATTGCAATAGAGGCAGCGCGCACGTAGTATTTAAACAGCTTGGGATTAATGATTTCCGTGCAGTTGCTTCCCATAATCGAGAGCCACGCCGCGCCGTCAAAAGCTTCCCGAGAAATTAAAAAATCGTGCCAGCCATTATGGGGATGATAAGCCATGAAGGAATACGATTCCTTGTTTTCCCG